TCATCGACGTTTACGTCCTGAATTCGGGATGTAACCACCTAGCGTGGCAATCGCGCCGCCCAGTAAGGCCTCATAGCCAGCAGGCGCATGTATTCCATACCGCTCAAGGATGATCATCATGGTGGCTGCCAGGAATGCAGCTACAGCAGATGCGTTAGTCGATGCCGACGGCGCCAGGCCGTGCTCTTGATCGCTCATGGTCTTTTACCTGCTTGCAAATCAGCCAGTGAAAGTCCGCCCGTCCATTGAAGGTGTGCGTACTCTTTAAAACTTTTCCAATTGCCGGCGTATTCCAGACCCAGCAATTCACCAATTGACCCGCATTTTTTAAACAGCTCGATGTCATCCCATTGCGCCTTGCCGGCAACAATCGGGCAGAAGTCGAAAGCGAGCCTGTAGTTGTGGAATGACTGACCGCCGCGCGCATTGGTAACGATCTTGCCGGGCTTGGTTCGCCCTTGAGCGTATAGCGCATCCTGTGAATCTTTATCGCGGTAGGTGCTGGTGATAATGATGTCAACATCGTGTTCACGGCATGCGGCGATGAAGTCGAAGCATCGCTTTGCTACGCGCGGGTCAAGGTCGTCTACGTTTCTGCTGTTGATCATCGCGTTGCCTGTATCTGTCGCTGTTCCATGTTGCTGAGGCGGCGATCCATTGATGTCTGGCCTTCCTTCACATCGCCCACGTTTTCTTTAAGCGCGCCGAATTGAGCCTTGATCTCCTTCACGTCACCGCGTAATTCAGCAGCAGCTGCAGCAGTTGATTCTTGCCGACTGATAACCCAGCCCTGCATTGCGACCAGCACAGCCCAGAATGCAGCGCCGACAACTAACGTTGAGCGCGGCACATGCATGTCATCACCTTCTGCGTAATCTTTTAACGCCCGATGCAGGCCGGATTCAGATAGGTCTCTCATGCTTTTTCGCCGGTTGGTGTTGGGTCGATGTGCATCATGGCAGCGGATAATTCCCCTGAAAGCGAATGTTCGTTCCAGATGTCATTACGCTGACCGTGCCGTCGGATGCTGCGCCAGCGGTGAAGCCCTTAAGCGTTGCAGATGTCGCCGAGGTGCCGATCAACAGTGATGGCATTGCCGTTAATAGCGCGCTTGAGCCGTTCACTTCAAAGACATAGCCACCACCGTTTGCATTGGCGGTAGCGCTAGAGGCAAATGGCAGTCCTGAAATGACGCTGGCGCTACCAGTGCCAATAGCATTGATGGTTATCTGTCCCTCAAAAAAGCACCGCTTTCCCTTGGTATTCCATCTGCCAGATTGCACGGTATAGGTTGCAGTTCCGCCAACGATAGGCACGAATTGAGGCATGCCTGGCATGCTTGAATCCGCACCATCGAGTGATACGACTTGTGTATTGGTTGGGTCCAGGAATGCTGTCGCAGGCGCAGTAGTGCCTGGAATTGGGTCGATGATTTCAAACGTACCGGCACCGACAGCGCGAACAAAACTTGCGGCAGCTGCGCCGGCGTTGTCCTTGCCGATTTTGGTACTGATAAAACGCACCTTGCCACTGGTGTTTAAATCAACATTGCGATTAGTAGCTGTACCGCTCAGTCCTGCATTCATCACCTCGCTATCTGATACGGTGAGGTCGAAGCTCATCGTGCCCGCTGATACTATGAAGCTATACAGCTGGCTATCGTTGAACTTACAATTACGGAAGCGAACCTTGCCGCTCAGGGTTCCAGACAACCATTGCACTGCGTTATCACAGCCAGAGAAGTCACAGCCGATAAACGTTAGATCTAGTGCGCCTGTTCCACTGAAGCGAATACCGGTCGTTGCGTCACTCACTACATTTGTATAGGTGCCGGTAGCGCCATTAATGAACTCTAAGCAGCATGAACCACGAGGAATTCCGCTGCGTGATTTCATCGTGAGGTTTGCTGCAGTAATACCAGCTGAATCCGTCAACTTGAGGATTCCAGTGGTGCCGACGTTTGCGGCGTCTGGCTCCTCAATGATATTTGAGAACGTGCAGTTAACTAGATTCTTTGCTTCGATCAACGGGCCGCGTAGGTGCTGATAGGAATGCAGCACGTCTACCGTAATGTCTGCCTTGGTTTGCGTGTCATCAGTTCCCAGAATGAATGAGTCATAACACGCATTCATCACATTGCCGATGTACTGCTGATCGCCATTTCCCAATCCTTCAAGGCGGAAGCAGGCAGTCTTCACTGATTCAAATACGCACTTCGTCACACTTAGATTGCTGAAGCCTCCCCAGAAGATGCCGCTGTTGTTCGTGCTGAATGAGTACCAGCAATCATCAATTACTGCAGAGAATAGCGCTTGTCCTGATGCATCCCCGCCACCGCCTTCCGTGCAATACATGAAGATGCCGGTATATGCATGCGCATCTGGGCCACAACGAAAGCCCTTAAGATGTAAGTTCCCGGCGTTCTTCTGATTGAAGAACAAACAATTAACGTTCTGTGGCGCTTGTTTTATATCGGCCAACAAAGGATTGATGATCGAGGTAACCCGACCGTGTCCGTCAATCGTCAAGCAATCCATCTGCGTTGATTTCAGCAACAGCGGTTTGCTAATTGCCACCTCTTGCGAGAACGATACAACCGGATCAAGTGCACTGGCTGCATCAAGCGCAGCCTGAAACCCCACATCACAAGGAGTTGTTCCTGGCGTTGTGTTTTTTACTTGACGTAATAGTTCCCCTGGTTCTTTGTAAGAATTAACCGGCGTCACGCCCGCTGCGGTTTCGGCGGGGGTGCGGATGTATTCAATGCCAGTGCTGCCAATTCCCAGTGCGGTGAGAATAGCTTTTGTTAGTGAGCCATAGCTGGTGGGCGCAACAGGCGTTGGATTCAGATCAGCGTCGAATCCCAGTAGCATGCTTTCGAAAGTTGAATCGATTTCGAGATCATCGCTATCGACGCCATTCCCGTCAGGAAGTCGTATTGATCTGTCAACGCGAGCACTCAAACGCTTAGCTATGCGCGTTAGTCGATCTAGGGCCTGTTCGTGCGACTCAGCTGGGAAGCGATCATTAGGCGTGTAGTCGTGATCCTGTTTGATTTCAGGATTGTCGATCAGCGTAATCAGCGCTAACGCAGTCGGCGCCGTATCAAATGTGCATGTGCCGGTGCTACCACTGCCACCGGTGATAGTGAAGCCAGTGGTGATGGTGACGCCATCGCGAACAACTTTAATGTCCGCTGACGTGTCGAACGGAAAGGGGATCGGAAAGGCAACCGTGACGGCATCGCCTACGTATTCGATCTCTGATGCTGCACTGGTTATCGTCACTGTCCGGCCTCCAATTTAGGCCGAACATCGGGGAACCCAATAACGGAATCAATGCGTCAGAAACGCTTGCCGAACTTGCCGTAAATCCATTTGCATACGTAGTAAGTGATGATCAAAGCGGCGACGCATCCAATGGTCGAAATCATCGGATTTTCGTCCGGTGGCAGATCCAATTTCCACATCAGTGCGCCAATAAGCCAAAGCAATCCAGCAGCTATAGCAATGACGCCCAATAGAAATAAATTGACCAAAAGAAATTGCATCAGTCATTCACCAAACGCACGCCCCAAGTCTGGCGCACGATCGGGCAATGCCTCGCCCGGTTCCCAATAATATTGCTGTCCAAATTCTCGCTGTGCACGTGACTTCATCGTAGAGAGATAACCGGGACTGTAATACTCCTGGAGCTGGTGAAATATCAAGTGATCCAGCGCGGCCTTGGCGTACCACAGCGATGCGCCTGGCGTGTTTGACTTGCCGAATTTAACAATCTCTGCCCCGAGGTGTGTGTCCTTGCCCTGCATCGCTTGCATGATATTGCCTTGCGTCAGGTTGAAGACGTCCTCGCCCATGCCAACGACTGGCCCCATGAACGATGCGACAGGACTCTGGCCGTATTGGCTTGCATCGCTGAACAGGAAGTCGCCATAGATGCCGAGCGATCCGCCTTTGAGCATGGCTTGAATCCAGTTTCGCGTGCCGCCTTTGTCCGACGGATTGAGCGAACGTGGATCGCGACCGTTTAGCACTTCACTGACCTGCATCGATGCAGCGCCTAGCACCGTAGTGGCCGCCATCAGAGTCGCAAGATAAGCAGCACGACCACCAGCGTTCGGCATCGACATGCCGCGGTTCCAGTGACGTTGAATCATTGCCAGCGGAAACGACTTGAACAGGAAGAATGACTTGGCCAGTTCACCTTTCCACGTGCCACGCTGCAAACCTGCGCCGGTCATCGATCGCTCTTTCGCGCCTGGTTCAATCACGGCGACATCCGTTTCCTCGAGCGTGTGAGCAAGTAGCTTGGTTGCAGCCTGTTCGCGTAGCCGCACCGGATCGCCTAAGTCTTTGAGCGCTTCGTCAGGGATTCGATAAATGCTTTCAGGCGTCAGCATCGTGTTGTTGCCGTCGCCCCAGTTTTCAAGCTGCGCTTTCTTCCACACCTGGAAGTCAGTCTCGGTGATGCCCTTCGACAGCAGAATGCGGTGATCCATCGCATCGAGTGCAGACAGCGATTTGTGATTCTTGGCCACGCTACCAATAGCAGACATCATGGTTACGCCGAATGCACGCCGGCGCGCTTCAGTGATGGCATTCAAGCCTTGCACGCGAATGACTGCCGATGACAGGCGCTTGCTGAAACCATCACGAAGACCAGTCTGCCCAAAGCGATTGAGCGACGCCACCATTGTGCGCAACCCCAGGCCGGCACGATTAGCGACGCGCTCTTCCAAGCGATTAGCTGGATTCAGCGTTTTAAGTTCATTCGCGAGTAGCTGCATCGCTGGCAGATTGTTGAGCTTGGCAGTGAGCTGCATTGTGGCTTCATCCGAGAATGAACTGATGACAGCAGAGCCCAAGCGCGAGGCCACCAACCAATTGCGCAGCGTGTCGAATCCCTTGGCCAACGATTCAGAGGCGACCGGCATCGATTTACCGGCAACAATGTTGTAGAGGTTTTCGCTGTTGACCGCCGCCTCGTCTAGCTTGCCGGATTTGATTGGATCGGCCAGCTTGCCATCGCGCACAGCCTTGTCTTTAAAGTAGCGGAAGGTGTTGTCAGGGTTTGGGCCCAGCGTCTCAACCAGTGCGATGTCCTTCGCCACGCTTTCGATGTGATGTGTCAGCACTTCATACAGCGATCGCTCGCCGTACGCTTCCTGATACTTCATGTAGCTGTCGGCGTCCTTGAAATGGATCTGACGTGATGCGTTGCCGCGGTTCGCGCGCGCACCACCGCCAGCAAACTTGCCGGGTTCTACCTTGTTGGCCCCACCGGTGGCAATAGTGGTCCATGCGTTGCCGAGGAAGTCGTGCAACTGCGCATCATCCATGCGGGTTCCATCCGGGTTGAAGTAGTGCTCGCGGTCCAGCATCGGCGTGATGTCTGCAATCCATTTCTCGCGACCGGCCTTAGCAACTTCAAGCTGTGAGTGATGATGCGGCATGCCCCAGTCTTCGAGCTGGCCGATGTCGCCGCCATTGCGATTGAAGCGATCACGCAGGCGTGCGGTGATGTCTGCCCACTCCTTCGCGCCCTGCTTCGCCGCTGAGTTGCCGCTGTCTTCGCCGAATATCTCTTTGACGATGGCGCGAATTCCTTCGCTGTTCTCGAACAGGCCAAACCATTTTGGATTCGATGCCGTGAGCGTGCCGATCATCTGGCGCAGCGCGTCGTCTCGGATGGCATTCGCTTGCGACTCTACTGACAAGAAGTTGCTTTTCGCGTCGGCATGGAACGCCATGATGCGGTCGAGCGCCTTGAGGTTATTGATTCCCTTCGCTTGCTGATTGCTCATCTGCGTTTGAATACGATCGTGTGCCAATACGGTGAGTGCAACACGCTGTTTCTTTAACTGCGCCTCGCCAACCAGCTCCTGTGCAGCACCAACAGCAGCCTGCTGCATGCGCTCAGCCGTACCCATAGCCATGAACGCCTTCGGATCTTGCTTGGCGAGCCCGCGTAGATGACGCGTGATGCGCGCCTCGATGCCATCCAGCTCAGGGTTGGTTAACGCGCGGCCGACCGCCTTGGCGACTTCCAGCATGCAATTCGGCTTCATGCGCCACCTTGAGATAGAAAGCAGTTAACTGCAGCGTCAAATGCTTTGGAGTCAGTCTGTGCAAGCTTCACTTGTTCGTCAGCCTGAGCGAGCAATTCACTGGCCGGCGACGTCTTCGCATTGCCTTCTGCGTCGAGTTCGCCAGTGGGCAGATGGAAATCGTTTTTCAACACAGCTTGCTGGGCGGATGTGATGATCGGATCAGTTTCAGTGGCGGTTGAGTTTTCACCGGGTTTTAATCCGGGTTCTACCGCGGTTGTAGCAGCTGCAGCTTCGTCGATCGCCTGCTGCTGTTTCGCAAGTGACGCGCCTTGCTCAGCTTTGACCGCCTTGTCGACATCAGCGTAATCTTTAATCACTGACTCTGGTACTGAGGCTAGTTCACGCGGAGCGAATGCAGCGTCCTGCACGTATACCGGTGCAGTGACCTTCTCGCCTGCGATGGTGTCATTGATGGCCTGCTCCATAGCCTGTTGATGTGCCACTGAGCTTGCTTCATCCATTGGCCTGCCCGGTGCACTATCAAGCTGAAAGTGCTTGGCGTCGTTGGCCGCAGCAACTGCCGCAATATCACCGGGCTTCATCTGCACGTGCGCTAAGCCACCGAAGGCGATGCCAGTGAGGATGTCCACTGCACGTGCTTCAAGGTCAAGCGGATTGAATTGATCAAGGCCAGTGATTTCGTGTTGTATCGCTGCCGCACCGGCATTAGTAGCAAGATTTCCTGCTGCGCCGGATGCCATGCGAGTTAACAGCGACTTACCAAGGAACGGCAGCTTGAGTCCCACAGCGGTTGATAACCCTTGCACGATGCCCGCGGCAGTAGCTTTGCCAGGTGTGACGCCTTGCCGCACAAGATCAGTTGCAGTTCCCATCTCTTGCGAACCGATCAACAGCGTGGGATTGCCGCCACCAGCCATCAACGGCAATGCAATTTCACTTAGCCCGCCGAGTATCTGTCCCGCTTTGCCCGTCTCCGCTGCGTTGGGCGTCCAATAGTCCACTGCGTTATTCACAGTGTCGTCGAGTGTCTTGAAGTAGTCGTCGGTATAATCAGTACCCGCCACCTTATCGATCGCCATCGGGATGACGGCGCCCGCCATGCCAATGAACTGACCCACTCGCGCTCCGCCGCGCATGATGCCGTTGCCGATACCGCTGCCAAGGTTATCGAACACGCCCGGTTTAGTTTCGGTCACGCTCAGCGGATTGGCAGCCGCTTCCTCATCAAGAGCGGTCTGTCCACCGGTATCGAGGTCAAACACACTCACGGCTGCACCGTGACGATGATGGGCTTGCCATCATTGCCATACATGTAGTTTCGGCCCTGCACCACATAGTACGTATTGTCGCCCTTGTTACGCAGTCCTGCGTTACCAAAAGCATTGAGCTGATTGTCGCCCAAGCCTTGAGCGCGTCCCGCGGCGACCATCGCGGCTTGCGCTTTGTTGATGAAGTCGCTGCGATTCATGCCCCATGGCGCGAACACTTCGCCATTGCCGTTGTAGTCCACCACAGTGCCGAGCGTGGCGGTGATGGCTTCCTTCACCAAGTTTTGGTCGATGTCTTTGCTGTTTGCTGCAAGGCGTCCAGTTTGCGCAGCACGGCCAACGTAATAAGCCTTCACGGCTTGCATCGCGACATCAGCTGCTTCAGGCCGGCCAACGAATGCATTGCCGACGCGATCCTGGAATGCTGACTGCAATGTCGTTTGTTCTGGCAAGTACAACTTGGCGTTTGGCTTGCCATTGGTGGCTTTGTCTTCCTTGCTTGCATTGAGCATTGACTCACCTTGCAGCAAAGTCGCCGACACATCGCCGCTGAACTTGATCTCATCAGGCTTGAACCAGTGCGTGGCAGTAGTCATCTGCGCTTGATTCGCGGCCAACATACCGGCGATGGCTTTCACCGGTGCGTCGGGTGCGATCTGCTGCATCACCGATTTGAAAGCATTACTGTCGCCAACCGAGCGATACAGGGACGAAAACACTTCAGACTGCTGCTTGGGCGTGGCGGTTTGCAGGACTGAACTCAACTCCTTGGCTTCCTGTGGCAACAGCAAACGCTGCGGCACTTGGCTGCCGTATTCCTTACGCATCGCTGACAGCGTCGTCATACGATCTTGAAGTTGAGCGGATGCCTCGCCAGAAACCACCTGCTGCACCTCCAATGGCTCAACCGTTTCGCCGAGCCGATTTGCATTGAACTGCAGCGGCGATTCCTGCATGAGCTTGACGTTTTGCTGCACGGCAGTTGTCAGCCGCTGAAGATTTGTTGCATCGCGCACCGTGCCGCCGTTGGTCGTTAAATCCGACTGCTTGTCTTGCACGTACTTGATTTGCTGGTCAATCGGGAGTCGCAGCATTTTTTGCACATCCCGCTCGTCTGAAACTCGATCATTGAAATCTTGCTCATACTCCGTTCCCTTGATCTTGTTTCCCCAATCACTCCACATTTCTGGCGTAGCTGGCACACCACTGGCTATCTGGCGATCAATTTCGTTTAAGGCGTGAACAGCCTTCGCATCATTTTTGGCAATGGCCGCAGCGCGCTTGGCCTCAAGATGATTGATTCGCACCTCTGCGGCATTAATCAATTTGTCACGATCGCCATAGTCAAGCGATTTAACCGCCAACACTATGCTGTTCTCGTTGCGCAGTTCCTTGAGAGTTTTATATGGATCTTGTTCGATCAATCCTTCCACCGCTGCGCTCGCAATGTTGGAGCGTGCTTGAGGAATGGCTGCTGCCTTCTCTGCATCGGTTAAGCCGAAGTTCTCCATCGTGCCCTGCTGCGCCATAAGGATGCTTTCAAAATCCTGCGGACGGATACGTGCGGCAGTCATTGCGGCGCTGGTCGCATCTTCAAGCCGAGACTTTTTGACCTGGCCACGCGATGCACTTTCGAACGACATCGCATCGTTCTGCAAACTCAACCGCACATCAGCAAAGCGGTTTTGCAGGTAGGCACGCGCTTTTTTGTTCGTGACGCCCTTTAGTGTGTCGGCTGTCTCGGCGTCATAGTCATTGAGCACTTGCGGAACGAATCCATCGGCACCAGGCTGCGCGGCCTGTTTGCGTTCAAGCATTTGCTGCGCCCACTTGCTACGAACATTCATTTCGGTAGCGTTCGCATCGATTAACGCCAGTTCGTCCTGTTCATGCTGCGCTTGCACTGCTTGCTGGTGTTTGAAGTGTTCCGCCTGCAATAGATCATCACCAACACGGCCGATGGCCTGGCCGATGATGCCAGTGGGACTGCTAGACATGGGTCCAGGACCGAGACCCGCGCCGCCGACACTCGTGCGCTGCTGGTAGGTTGGAATCGCTGGCATTAGTAGCCCCTCAGCTTCATGCCGGTGGTGTACGCGCCAGACACACCTTGTAAAAGTTGTGCACCGGCGAGCGCCTTACCTTGCCGCGTCACTTCACGTGATTGCGCCTCAAAACCCGCCTTTTTCAACAGGCCAGCGTAACGGATATTCAGCGCATCGAGTTCTGCATTGCCCGTCGATTGCTCGATGAGATTCGCATTCGTTCCGCCAGTGCCGGTTCCAGACTGCGCAAGCGCCGCGGCTTGCCGTCCGATGATCTGGCGCGACTCGCGGCGCTGCGTTTGTTCGTCAGCATAAGCCTGAGCGGTGGCAACGCGACCTTGTTGGCGTAAGGCGGCCGAGTTTGCGGTGGCATCTTGCTCGGTGCCCTCGGATTGCATCAGTCCGGAAATAAGGGGTGCCGCAACTGCAAACCATGCCATCAGAAGTTCCTCACAAAGACTTTGCACACACGTCCATCTGGCATCACATCGCTGTCGTCGCGAACATAAACAAAGCCCAAGCGCTCAAGCCACTTGCAACCAGAATCGAAATAAGCGAACGCCTGCAATTGCTTTTTGCCCAGCGACGCAACGAAGCGCAGAGCGCCGCGATGAATTGGCGCTACCTGTTTCCATCCATCCTCGGCGATGAATGACCACAGCACGCCATGCGCCGCAGAGCAGTTGAGCATGCCGAAACAAATAGTCGGCTCATCCTTCAAGCGCATCGTGAACGCCGGACCACCTTCAATCAGCGTGTTCAAGTATTCATCAGTCGCGAAATGAATCGAGTCCCGTTGATTGGGATGGAGACGCATCTGCCGCAGGTGCTCGATCTTAAAAGGCTCAACGATCATAGGTCACCAACCTCGGCATGATCGCCACGACCGTCATCGGCAACGGCTGCGTCTGCAATATCTCGATGCTGCAATCGCTTTCGTAATCGCCGGGGAATGAGATTACTTGCGAGTCACCCGAATTGATCGGCGGCGGTTGGCCCATCGGCGTTGACGGCGCACGCAGGCTTAGGTCCTCCGCATATTCGCCGCCGTACATACCGATCGATCCGCCCAATGTGTCCATGAATCGCACCGTAGCGCCGTGCACACGCTTGGTCTTGCCTTGGCTCGTACCGTCCTGACTGCCGGCCTCAATGCGCATCGTGACAAGGCGTCCAGTGTACGCAAGCCCTGCATGCACAACGCTATATTCAGCATTAAGCGTGATCTGACCACCGATGACGACGCAATCGGGATGCGTACCACCATCGGCGAGCACTTGCACGGTTTCGCCTTCGAGATGATCAAGCCCGCTCATTACATCGTTGGGAACGCCGTCATAGGTCAAGCCGCTATCGACGTAGAACGCATCTTCTTGGTTATCGCCCGGCGTGCCATCTTCGTCGTCGCCTTCCCAAGGCTTCTCCATAAATTCAATGTAGCGCTTGGTTTGACCGTTGATCATGCGCTTGACGATGAACCAATTTTCCTCGCGCGTACCATCTGGCGCTGGAATGGTTACGCCACTATCAACAACACCGTCGCCGCCGATGGGGTGACGATGCCAGCCAGTGACATCTTGATTTGCGTCGTAGGTGAATCCCAGCAGCTTGCCGTTCGACAAGCCGCACCAGATGATCGAGTACGGCTCTGACTGGTATGACATCCAGATGATGCCGGTGCGGGTGATGCGCTCCGCCAACACGGCCAAGTCAGTTGAGACGTACTTGTTCTGTGCGATCGTGAAATTCAATGACAGCAGCTTGCGACCGGCTCGCTGCACATAGCACACAGATTCGCCAGCCAAGACTGGCTGGATCGCGCGGCAACGACGCTTCGATTGCCGGATAACCTGGAAGTTTTCAGTGCTGATCGGTGCAGTGTCGGTGATCTCAGTGCCGACGAATTCACCACCACCGGTAAAGATGAGCAATTGATCAGCGCCCACCAACCCGACAATGGAGTTGACGTCCTGCGCCTGCACTGTCTTGCGGATTGCGCAATCGACCGTGGTTTCACCAAAGAAGTCTGGCGCCAGATTCTCAAAGTCATCAGGCACCGATCCATCGAGAAATTGACCACCACCAAACCACAATCTGTTCTTCCAGAACGCAACGTAGGCTGGATAGTCAGTGGTCTCTGACCATGCGCCGAGCTTCCAGCGCGCGGTCGCATTGCCGACCGTGACGACCTCAGCAGGTAACTCACTCAGGCCCAGCACCTCATCGGTGAGCACCACGGCATCAACGGTGGTGCTATTGGTAAACGCACTGATGCGTGCGACTCCATAGCCGGAATGTATGTAGAGCCACGTGACGCCAGCGACGCCGTCCATTGCTGTGCCGTGTTCATGGACTGGCGCAGTGGGGCCGCTGGTGGCCGCTGTCGTTGCACGATACGTCTTGCCGTCAAAGATGACCTGAGCGCCGATAGCGTACGCGTGTCCATCTTCCCACGTTGCGATGGTGGTGTTTTGCGGCTCGAGGCGTATCAATCGGTCGATGTCAGTCGCGGCAAACAATGCGGCACTCGACGTCAGCGTTACCGTTCCAGTTTTCGCCGATGCATAAACAGTAATTGTCGTATCGTTCAGATCGAGAAATGGTCCGCCGCTCGGCAGGTAATCTGAAAATTGCCAATTGGTATTGCTGTAACGAGTCAACTTTTGAATCGGATAACGGCGTGTGGCATTGCCGATGTAAAGCACATCGCCGGACTGTTCAACGCTGAGCGCGCACGAGCCATCGCTGTTCGTGAGATCAGCCAACAGCCACGGCGCCGGAATCTCGTATATGTCGCCGGTGAGCGGATACCAGTAAGTGGCATTCGGCGGCTGATGATTCACATGCGTGGCGATGCAGTAATAATTTACGCCAAGTCGGCTCGCCAAATTGCCATATGTGTAAACCGTCACAGCAGACCACGCGGTCACCGTGCCGGTTTGTAGGTAGCCGTGATTGGTGAAGAAGCGCGCGTACTGATCGCCAATCTCGATAACGAATGCCTCCGTCGCAGAGCGCTCGAAGCGTAACAGCCAGCACCTGTCAGCAGAGTCCTTGACCTCTTTGGTAAAGCGCAAACCGCCGCGGCGCAGCGCTGGGCCTTGTACCAGCGGTATGAAATTTTCGATACGCTTACAGCCCGTCGAGTACTTGGCAAGGTCTGTGCGCCCTTCAAGCGTCGGCGATAATTCACCGGCATTCAGCGCATTGATGATGGGCGCAGCGCGCGTCATTGCAATCTCGCCATTACCCACGAATCATCGGCGATGCTATTTGGCGCGCGTTCAAGCGCGTTAGCTTGGATAGCTTCTCTGATGCTCATCCGATAATCGGCAATCAAGTCTGCTTTCTTGCTGCTCGATTGCGTAATCTTTTCACAGCACTCATACGCCAAGCGCGATGACAGGGATTCACAGAACGTAGAGTCGAACATCGATACGTCGGTGATCTGCGCGATGTAACGAATCCTGAGCGGCGCGCCGAGGTCAGTCAGGATGCGACGACCCTCAACTGACCACAGCTCAGAAGACATGCTGCGATAGTCGGACAAGTCCGGCAGTGAAACGATGTCGCCGCCTTCGATGAGGCGCAGAAAATCATTTGGTACTTGGTACTGATAGCTGAAATCAGAATCAGGAGCGGCGGCCAGCGCCGGCAGCGAGGCGCGCTTAATCGAGAACTTCCACCGTCGTCGACGCAACTCAGCATCACGCACCGACGCGTATGCGGTATTCATCGCCCGCGCACGATCAAGATTGTCGGTGAGTGCCTGGATTGGATCAGCGCCCAGCTTTTGCAATGCTCGACTACAGATCAGTGTTTCGCTGGTGGACATGAACTACTCCAGAAGTGACTGGAATATCACGAAGGGGGCGAACGGAATCAATGTGCTACCAGCGACGTCTGCGTAGTAATGGCGTGCCGCTGCCGTTGGATGCACCGAACGTGAAGAACTGAGCGTTGCCAGTGCCACTGAATATCAAGCCGCCTGATGGAGTTACCGTGCGTGTTGATTGGTGATACGCAACAGTGGCCGCGCCGCCGAATTGCAGTCCACCTTGAGCGAGCACCGCTCGTGCAGCCGCCTTAGATGCAGCGCCACCGAGCACCATGCCACCTGACGCGGTGTAGCTATAACTGGTGGTGCCGCTAAAACTAACTGTTGCAGCGCCGCCAAATAGAAGGCCGCCTGATGCAGCATTTGTTCTAATTCTGATTTGTGAGGAAGTGCCGCCAAATTGGAGACCACCGGATGGTGTAACCGTTTTGCCTTTTGCAAACGCAGCACTGCCGCCAAACTGAATGCCACCAGAAGCAGCAACGACATGAACCTTTGCTCTGGTTGCCGTTCCACTAAATGTCAGTCCTCCACTCGCTACTACCGCCCTGGCTTTAATAACCGTGGCGGCGCCACCGAATAGAATTCCGCCTGATGCGCTATAGCTGTAAGACAGGCTCGGTGCAGAGCCTTGCGGACGCTGCCTAGTGGTGAATGCCATAAAGACATTCGGCGTTTTCCCCGGACCATTGATGCCACGTCGAGACGTCACATAGTCGGTTGATCCACCGCCGCCACCGATAACAATATATTCCCAGTGTCCAATGTATGGAGAAGTTGTGGACCGAGCTTGACCAATGATGTCTTGATCATTGGTATAGGTGTTCTGCCGCTGACCAACACCTAGGCTGTTTCCTGCCTTAAGGCGCATATCCGACGTGCCAACGTATTCATTGGCAAATGTCAGTCCATAAACATTTCCAGAACCTGTAAAACCGCTCGCGGCATTTGTTGCGCAGTAACTGCTCGAATTCGAGCCGGCGTTAAGGGTCGTGAAACCAAAGAATGTGCAATCGATGATTGAACAATTACCGGAGCCCCCGAACGGGTCGTTGATAGCAGTGTTAGCCGCCGTGCCAAGATGCAGGAATGCGCAAGCAATGACATTGCCACCGGTGAAGAATCCCGTCGAAATGCCGCCGCCCGTTGCCGTAGTGACATAGAACAGAGAATTAACAACTGAGCCGCCTTTGTTATAAAGGCAATAGCTATTGTCGAACGCATCGGTGTAATTGATAGCGCCAATGCAATTGCGCACCACGCTGGACAAATTTGTTGTGCAGGTAACCGAAACGATGCCGGACTCCAAACCGCCATCTAGTTTTATCTGCAGCTTTTCGACTGTTACGTAGTCGTTATCAATCGATATGGCGCTGGTTTGATACCCTTGAGACGCCACCCGAATGCCAACGCCCTTGCTTTGGTCATAGATTTGAGGGTTGGTGGCAGCACCCGCCGCATCCATGAACGATTGTCCAGTTGCGGTAGTTACCTTGATGAAATCAGTTGCGGAGGTTGTAAAGCCAGTGACAGAAAAACCAGCAGTAAATTCTGAGTCGTTATAGCACTCAACGATATATCCACCGGTGGGTGGATTGGGAATGGCATTAATCGCCGCTTGAATCGTCGAATAGGTACGTCCTGCCGTACCGCATGTGTATGTTGTAGCCATTACGGTTCTACATAGCGCTGAAGGCCGCTATTGCCCATGGCCATAATGAAAACGTTGTTGGTTCCGTTGAAATACTGATCAAGCATTTGCGCGCCGCCGTTATAGGTGGCCGCTGCGCCGGACTCTGCACTCCACGTTCCAGTTCCGGGGGCAACTGCACTGATGAATCCTGGATCGACTGGCGTTTGAACCGCGCCGCCGCCCATTGCGTAAATCTTTTTGGATGTCCCCCAAATCACAGAACGGCCCTCATTAGGTCCGTAATGCGTCCAAGTCGCACCGTAATCAGTACTTCGCAGACAGCCCCAGCCAAGCGAAGAATAAACACCGGTCATCCAGATGACGCCGCCGCCTAGCTGTGCGATCTGACATCCACCGTGGGTATGCTCGTTGCCATCGACCTTGGTCCATGATGCTCCTGCATTAGTTGTGCGCCACGTGCCGTCAACCGAGCTTGCCTGCGCGATCAATAACCAGGTGTCTGCGGTCGTGGTCGCGTTGCCTGTGTCGATATAAAAGATGTAGCAACTACCGCCACTTGGACTGATTGGCATGGTCACGTTAGACCACGTGGCACCACCATCCGTACTGTGAATGATGTAGTTGTTTTCGTGCGCGGTCGTTAATACATGGTCTTTGTTGTAGGGATTGACAGATTCTGGATAGATGTCTTCGCGACCGTCTGGCAATGGCGGACTTAAATCAGTGGTTGACCAATTCACACCACCGTCGGTGGATTTATAAAAGCCAAGATTGCCGCGACCGACATTGACATAAAGAACCGGTATTCCACCTGTTGCCGCTCCCGTTACGCATCCAGCACTGGCCGTGATCGCCGCGCCATTAGTGCCGGTGTTGATGGGACCAGTCCACGTTACGCCGCCGTCGGTTGATTTCCATACACCTTGCAAGTGACACATCGCATAGAACGTGCCGACATTCGATGAGTCATGCCAAACTGACTCGAAACCAAAATTGCCGCCGCTACCAGGTGCGCCGCCATAGTCCGGATCAAGACTGATGCCGGCAGGCGTTACGTCGTACCAAACACCCGGCGTCACCACCACCGGAAGAGCGGCATATTTCGTCCTTCTTGCGCGTGCAGCCCAAGATTGCAGGTGCACGACTTAGTTCTCCAACGACCACCCAAACATGTCGCAGCGAATGCTGTTTGATGCGTTAGCAACTGACCATGTAGCAAAGAGATCGACTGTATTGGTGGTAAGCGAATTGTCGAATGATGTACCCACTGCTGGCGATGAGGTTGGTAGCAGCGCAATAGGCGTAGTGGCCGACAATGCCGCAGTAAGCAGTCTGCCAATCCCGATTACATTGGAGTTCACGCCTGTAGCAATGGTGCGAACGATAAGATCAATCTCAAGCCACCAAGATAGATTGGATGCAGATGTTGCAAGCGTGCCAGATGCTCCGCCATTGAACACGACGACGGAACCGAAGCGGACATCAAACGTCAACGTGCCAGGCGTAGAGGCAGCAGTGCTGATGCGGCCACCGGCAAACAGTTTCATTTTGATGCCGGTATTCAGATCGGTATTCGGAGCCAAGTTCACTTTTGCCTGAGTTGGCAGCAGCGAGGTTGCAGTAGTCGTATTGGTTAATGCAGTTCCATCTACTTGCTGAATAATCAGGGGCGCGCCCCATACGTTACGCATGAATTAGTCCGCCGTGATTTGTGGCGTGAGCAGAATCTGATCACCGTTGTTTGCCGGAGTGAAGCTGCTGAATGTTTCAGCGAGAATGATGTCGCCGCTTGACGCACGGACAGCAATGTATCCATAGATGGTGGCATTGGTCGTCAATGCACCAGTGAACGTCCACGTTTGCTGCGCATAGGCCACGTTCGATGGCGCACCAGGCGTTGCAGTCCAGCTTGCTCCAGTGAGTGTCTTATCTGCATAACCGCCACCAGTGGCGATCGTATACGTACCCGCTGTATCAGTCTCAGCGGGCGTGATATTGGTCGCAAACAGCTGGTATTTCAGATTCTCCGGCGTGGTGATCTTGTTCACTAGCAATTGCAAAGCAACTGACTCGCCGTTGTTGGGGACGAGAATGGTCATGCTGGCTTCCTAACATAGCCGAAGCGCGCCGCATCAGCATAGGAAGGCCGACGTGCTACCGGCAGTTCCTCGAAGTAAGCCTGACGAATCTGTGAGCCGGGTGTGTGTACTTCGAGCGAATTCGTTCCATCTTGGTCATCGACGAGCATCACAGTCGCGATGTCGCCTGCTTCCAGGTTGGTCAGAATGCCTGTGCGGTTTCCATAACGAACCCACATGCCACGCTTCGGGTGTTGTTCATCAGGACGTAATACAGAACCATGCTCAGTCATCGTTGTGCGGCGCCGAATTGACGAACTGGCAGCAACATGTGGCTGAAACTTCGCATTCAGTAATCCCTTTGGATTCACCACATGGGTGACAGCATCGGGGTTCATGAATGATCGCACACGATCACGTAAACTCATCGCGACCTCCGGCCCCACAGCGTGACTGTTATCGCAGTAGAGCCATCACCCGCTGTGACATTGGGACGTGCATAGCGCGGACCCTCTTCGATCACTTCAAGTGCGGCAGCCGTCTTTGTGATGGCATTGCCTTGTGGATCGGTCAGTGCCACGTAAGCGCTGTTGTTGTTGCTACCTTCAAACGTAACCGATCCACCTACTCCAAACGTTCCACCGAATTGAACTGTTCGATCGGCATAGTCGACACCTTCAACGGGCGCGCCCACATCGCCATTTGCCATGTTGGACCAGGTGACCAATACCGCATTGGCCTGTCCGTTAGGTATGTATTGGACTGTTGGTGTAACCGTTGCCATACATCAACCAATTGGCGTGGTTTCTTTGGTTGCGATGTAATTCACGATGGCTTCTAGCGCTTGCTGTACTAGCAGCTTGCTGCCATACACCGTGTCGTTGATGCGAAGTTCGACCACTGCGGAAGTCGTCGAACCGGCTTCAGTCACGTCCTTGGGCTGCATGCCACCGAGGGCGATGCCATAGAACTTGTCTGCCAAGAGCCTTCTCCTTACGCCGCAAGGAAGCTAGCTTGCTTCCTCACGTTAACTGCCGCTGGAATCACGGCGAAATTAGTTTCGACATGCAGACCACAAACGTTCTTCCCTTTGAGGGGAATTACGTGATCAACGTGCCACTTAAAACCAGTAACTTTTGTTCGCAAACGAGCAAGCTCATAAGCTTCTTCAATGAAGAATTTGTTTGCCCACGCTGGAGTCGCACGCCGCTGCTGTTCTGTGCGAGCAGCATTGCGCGCATATATAGCAGTGCCGTTTCTGGCGCGACTACGAACCCATTGCTGCTTAGTTCTTTCAGGATTAGCGGCACGCCAAGCCTTGAGCGCGACCCGATCACCATCAACGTTATTTCGATGACGAGCCAAAACGGCGGCCCTAACCTTGTCCCGATTAGAATTTTGCCAATTGACGACTCGCGAGTTATGACACTCTTTGCACGAACCCATAAGACCATCGCGCTTCGTCCGCTTGTCGCGATAGAAGGTTGCTGCAAGCTTTTCTACCTTGCAGCGTGCGCAGGTCTTGTGAGTGACTTCAACCACACAAATCTCCATGGAAAACGGCTCGGTGTCAGTCCCGAGCCTCGGGGATATTCAGACCGCGTACTCGCCACGCAGCGCGACCGTGCCAGCTGCAGTCGTTGCAGCGGTCAATGTCAACACCACGTCGTACACAACCTTTGGGTCGGCAGAGAGCTGCAGGCGTTGCCACAGCGGCTTTTCAAGGTCCGCTAGTCCATAGCCAACACCGCTATCGGTGGCATCAGCTTCGTGCTGAATCTCCGTGCCGGTCGTGATTGCAGAGGCGATCGATTGAGCAGACGCGTAAAAGTCCACGTCTACAACAGCGCCACCGTCGACAGTGGTTCGATAGATGCCCAAGTCACCGGCGCCAGAAGTAATGGCATCGCAATACAGCTTCATGATTTCGCCGTATGCGTTGCTGGGGATCTGGCCCAGGATGTACTTGGAGCCAATCGAGTCGCCGTTGGCAGCTTCGACAAAGCCCAAGAAACGGCGCACCGAGCCGGCCGACAGCGGCGCGTTACTCAGTACGCGAGGAGAAGCGTCACGATTCGTGATCGATGCCGCTTTTAAAGTTACAACAGCCATGAGAGTGTCCTCAGTAAATCAGCGGTTATCGGCACCAGATCTTGACGACCTTCTTCTCTTCCAAGCGAGTGCCGTTGGCGCTCATCTTGGTGTACGCCTGCCACGGTTCGCCGCGCAGATCGTTACGTTGAGAGATGTTGGTGTTGATCTCGTTCCAGATACCCAGATACATACCCGACTTCACCCACATGGGGATCTGGCGAGACGAGCCGGATTGATCATCGGTGGCGGTCGAAGTGATCCACGAGCGTTCACTGTGGATGAAGTTGAATCCACGCCAGCGCATGATCAGACCCATGTCGTTGAACACTGGGGCTTCGTTGAAGTCCATCGAGATCACTTGCAGCTCGTTGCGCAGTGCGTTGTCCTCGGACGAGGTCAAGCAAACGAAGATCTGTTCGTTTTCGAGTTCAACTTCATTGGCCAGCAGAATCTTGCGGCCTGCCTCAAGCTTGGCCACATTGATGTTGCTTGCAGTGCCGCCAGTGTTCACGCCCACCACTTGATTTGTGGTGTCGAACGAGGTGCTGGTAGCGCCGGTCACGCCGGTCTGAGCAGCTGCGAAGAATGCGGCGCCGATGCGATCATCGAACTTACGATTCGCGGCCGACGTTGCGTTGGTGACGTAGATGCTCTTTGGATCGGTGAGCAGCCGCAGCTTGTCGAAAGAATCGATCAGCTGAGGCAAGTCAGCATCGTACGGCGACACCCAGCGGCGATCAGTCGGTGCATCAACGCGCGGCATCGGCGCGAACCGGTCCGTGACGTCCTGCATTTCGATGACGCCAACCTGATCAACAGGGCTGGCAGAGGTGCCGACATGCGTGCCGGTGGTGACAGCATCGCGCAAGCGAGATTTCTTCTGCTGCACGAGCTGTTGAATGTTCTGGTTGTACTGTTGTACGTACCAAGTAGGGATATTGACAGACATGGCTGCTCCGAAAACTTATGAAGTTCGCGAAGGGCTTGTCCTATCGGGGCCACTTCTAACCGGAATCATCCCGGCTAGGACGAGCAGCACTTAGCTGCCAGTCAGTGGGGCTCGGTGCCCGAGCTTGTCCACGTTCGAAGCCGCACCGAAGTACGGCTTGAACTGGAACATCATTCAATCAAATAACGGAATCAAGAGCCGTAAACGATCTCTGCAAGCTTGGCGACTTCAGCTTCGTAGGTGTCCTTCCATTGCTTATCAGTGATCTCGCCCGATGCGCGCTTGCCGTTGATCTCGTTGAGCTTGGTCTGCGCCTGCGATTTGTTGATGCCGAAGCCTGGACTGCCATTGCCAGCAAAGCCTGGTTCTGCGTTTGCTTTACCGAGTTCAACAAACATCTTGAGCATCTTCGCCGTGCCGAGTGTCGACTCAAGTGCACCGATGTCGTTGTCATCGAGGCCTGCGCCTTTGCCGATCTCTCGCAGACCGCGACGCGCGAGCTCTTCGTTCTTCGCGAAGTCTTGACCCCATTGTGACTTCAGCGTGCTGAGTTCTTGCTCTGCCTTCTGCTGCGCTTCAACTTCGGAAGCCTGCACCAGCGCCTTCATGTGTTCGTTCCAGTTTTTCGCAATGTCTTGCGCTGCGGCTTTTGGTACGCCTGCTTTATGCATCCACGATGCCGCCGTCTTCGCGAATTCGCCGTTATCACCTTCAGGCAATGGCAGTTCGTACGCTTCTGGTGTTTCCGGCACACCAAGCTTGGCGCGGAATGCTTTCATGCCTTCTGCGTCATTCTCGTCCTTGGGCAATACGACAGTGCGTCCGGCGCGATCAGCACCGATCAACTTCTCAAGATTGACGTAGCTTTCGAGCACATCGCCAGGTGCTTTCCAGCCTTTCGTTTCGACAAATCCCTTATGCGCCTCCGGAAACCAAGCTTGATTTGCTGCGTCTCCGGATGGTGGTGCTGAATTTGGTGGAGGTGCAGAGCCATTACCAGGAGGCGCTATGTCGCCCGGATTGGCTTCACTCAGAATCGGCTTGATCTTGAACATTTGTGCTGTCCTCGTTGATGTTGGCAATGTCCCATTCGAGCATCAATCGGATGTGCTCGAACGCATCGCGCAAACCGTTTTGGTACATGACTGCATAAGGGTCCACAGTCTTGCTGACGGGACTGATGACCAGCCCGCCACGGTTCACACGACAAAAACGCTTGAGGTCGGACAGAACAATCTGCGCCGCGGTATGCGGTTTATCCCCGTCCCCAATGAAAGTATCTGCGTAGGCTTTGCGCTTTCGTTTAAGCGCTTGTTGTTGTTTGTTCATAGCGCGCCGCGAATCTGGTCTGCCTCAGCAGCGGTCTTGGCTGTCTGCGCAATTTGCGGCGCCACCTCGGCCGCCTGCTGCAATGCCTGAGATTGCTGAGTTTGCTGACGAATCTGTTGTACTTCCTTCGGATCGCGCAACAATTTGGCCGGCATGCCGTTGATGTCTGCGATCTCACGTGCGGAAGCGTCAACGTCGAAGTTGTCGAACACGTCAGGCTTGATCTGCGCGACCGATGCAACGCTTTCGAACGTGCGCTGAATCGCAAGGCCATCTTGTGCGCGCGCCATGCGTGCCAGTGGTGAGCGATATTCGATCTTGTAGCCGGCGCCGCGATCGAGCAATTGCTGCGGCATAGGCGGCAATAAGTTCGCTTTGGCGGCGATGTCGAGTTCGCGCGCGATCATCGGTCCTAAGTCTTCGGACTGACTGCGGCCCATGATCGGCGCAAGCAACGTCGATTTCTGCTGCGCCAGTTGATACACCTGCGCTGCGGTCTTGATGTTCTCGTCGGCGATCATGCTCCACAGCGACACCAGGAACGAATCCTCGATGTGTTGCTTTTCGATGTTCATCAGTTCAAGGCCAAGCGGGATATTCGCGCCAGACTTGAACGGTACCGCCAGCGGAGTGCCATCATTCGACACCGCGCCATAGTTCAATGCGCCGGCACGCATGTTGAAGGCTTCGAGCAAGCCATCCTCTTGCAGCAATACGGGCGGGTCAACTTCCTTCTGCCCGGCGCGCAGAATGGTTTTCTTTTCCTCGTTGATGGTCATGATCGCCGGCCACGCGGCCATGGCGGGAGAGCGCGCATAGGTTTCATTTGGCGCCAGCATGTAGCGCCCAATAGCATAGGGCCAGCTGCTGTAACCACTTGCCTCCACTACTGTGCGTTCGTCTGTGGTCACGTAGTACGACGAATAAGGCTTGCCACGCGGCCCAACTGCGCCCGGCACATATGATTCATTCGGCTTCACGCAATGGATGAATTCGAATTCTTGATACGGATTCTTGTCGACTGTGCTGCGAATCTTTTCTGGCAAGCGCATACCGAAGCGACGCAACGCATTGACCGCGCAAAACGGAAAGCGGCGATACAGTGTGTCGATCGTGCCTTGGTGATTCTCAGACCAGAACACCTCTGACATGTGGATCTGCTTGTAGCGCGCACCTTCGCCGACAATCTCATCGATGAACAGGCAGCTGTTGCCGAATGCGCCAAGGCTGAGATAACCCTGGCTTTTCTGACTGATGAAGTTCGCGCGCGGCCGGTAGCGCATCGTGAACAGAATCTTGTTCACCTGCTCAAGATATTCCTTGACCTCTTGATCGTCTTCGAACGAATCATCCTCTGGTGCCATGCCTGCCCAGATCTGCGTTTGAGGCGTGAGCAAATCTTCCATCACGGCGGCAAAGCGTTCGTTGGCGGTGACGGCGTTGGCATCGAATAAACGTTCAGTGCGCTTCTCGCCCTGCTCAATGCCTTTGACCGTGAACGTGGCTTGCGATGGCAGCACGCGCTCGCCGATCTGCTGCCACCACGAATCGAAGTTGAAGCGCTTGCCAGCGAGCTGCTCCTGGTGACTGATAATGCTCTTGGCGTCGTCGCTCATGAGCCGAGCAACACTTTTTGGCCGACACTGGGAGTGCTCGAGCCTCCGTAGATGTTCGCCAGCACACCGCGGCGCCGGCGCAGGCGGTCTGACTGTTGGCGCGCAGCATTATTGGCAGCATTGATAGTTGGTGGCGTGGCGTTGAGCTTGTCGACCGCCGCTTGTGCGTCCGCTTCCTCCTGCGCGATCTGTTCGTAACCGCCCGGCTTATCCATGCTGGAGCCTGACTTGCTGATCTTGTCGAATGGTAAACCTTGATTGATGCGGTTGTCCTGCTTCGTGAACGTGCCAGCGGGATCGATCGAGGCGTGAATGAAGCTATTGGCGGTCAATGCACGGCCGCGAGTAAAGCCACCTGGGTCGAGAGCGTTATTGATGATGCCGCCCTTCTTGGTGGACGCCGTCCAAACCTTTTTCATCGTGTTGACTACGCCAGTCATGCCGACCTCCGAATGTTGCTTGGAACATCGGGGAAGGTTTGAACGGATTCAAGTCAAGGTTCTATCTCTCCACTACGTATTCTGCGCGCGCGATCAGCTGCCTTCGCAAGAAGGGAAGCGCATTCCTTTGCCACTTCATCTACAGGCCAAATACGATACTCTGCGTGAAAACTGCACCCGCCACATTGAGCCCTACCCCATAGCTCTCCCTTTTGGACGAAAACCTCATAACTCAGTTCCAGCCCGTCAGGAACGCCGTGATTGTTTGGGCAAGACTGTTCTCTCGTAAGCCAGCTTTTCACATTGCACCTCGTGTCAAACTTTTGGAAACTAAGTCACAGCGTAGCGTGGTCTACGAGTAGGCTGTTTGAGCTGATCAAGCAGGCGGGCAGAGACGATAGCGTATTCCTGCGCTGTCAGCTCCTCTCGCAACTGGGCAAGCTTCTCGCGAATCCGCTCAGGATCTTCACGTAACGGCGTATCGTGGTCTTGATGCATGGCCGCCCTCCTTCGGTGCTTTGAGTCCTTGTGCCATGTACCGCGCCGCATCAGCCGCGTGCGATGTCCAATCGTGCAACGGTGCACTCGCGAAGCGCTTGAGCTTTTCATCCCATTTTTTCTGGTACTGACGCAGACAGTTTAAGCCGCGCTCGCAATTGGTTTTGTCGAAGTAACTGCGCTCAAGCAGGATGCGCAGCGCATTAATGCCGTCATCGACGCTTGCATTAGGCAACACCCGGCATGGCTTCACACCCAGTCCTTTGAGTACGCTGATGCGTGATGATGCGTTATTGCCCCACTCACGATCATCGGCATCGTGCGGCAAGTAATGACCTTCGTAGAGATACGGCTTGTCCTTTAACACTCGCGCATAGTGGTCGGCGCCAACGCCTGAGTTTTCATAGAAGTCGATCCAGTTCACCGACTGTTTGCCCTGCTGAATAAACCAGATTGCGGTTGAGTCACCCACTCCGATGTCCCATGCAGTGATAACTGGCAACCGTGGATCATAGGGAACATTGGTGATGCGTCCAGCTGCTTCCAATTTGGCAATGATGCGCCCGTAATAGCTACCTGGAATGGCCGCATCCCAGTTGCAAAAGTATTCCTGCTTGATAATGTTGTCGGCCTCGTCATCACCGCGTTCGCTGGCAATCTCACGCCTCTCTTTCTCCACATCGTCGATGCTCATTGCGCCGGTATCAGCCACAGTAAGCAGTTCAGAGAACCAGCCATCTTCGCGTTGACCCAGCTCATAAAGGCCATGCAAGTGATTGCGACCGCGTGGCGTGCCATTGAACAATGCCCACCCGCCGTTTTCGCGCATGATCGGGCGAATAAACGACCAGGCATTAGGATCGCTCAGCATGTATTCCGAATACACCACCCCATAAGGCGGCGAACCCACCAGCGCGTTATAGTTATCTGAGCCAACGACTTGCCACGTGGAACCATTCTTGAAGCGAATGAGCATGTCTTGCTCGCGCGTTGTCTCACGCAATTCTTTCGGAAATGCCCAATCGATACGACGAATGCCGGTGTGTGGATCAACCGCATCCCACACAGCCTTGCGTGCTTGATTCGATTGCGGCAACAGATGCCAATAAGTCGCTGGCTTCTGGATTGCTGACACTGCCGCCCAATGTAGCGCGACATCATCCTTGCCGCTTCGACGATGCCATACCGCTACCGCGCGCCGGCAGCCTTCCTCAAGCGCTTTCCATAACGGCATTTGGTACGGGCGCGGCTTCCAGTTGTTCGGTAGCTGGATCACTTCTCGCTATACCGCACAATCTGCACTTCGATTGGCTTGCCTTGATCGCCCGTCAGCTCAGTACGTGACAGCTTGGGCGCAGCGAACTCAGCCAGGTGAGCGAGCAAATCTAACGCGCGAGCTGGATTCGTCTTAGCAACTACCGCCAGCCACCTCGATACGTTCTCCGTGTTCTCATCGAGTAGCTTCTGGACAGTCAGCCGAAACTCTTGGGTCGCCTTGTTCGGCGTCCCCTTTGGCCTCCCCGCTCTTGGGTCGCCCTTCGTGAATGTTCCTTTTTTGGCCATTTTTAAAGGACCTATTTGCCACGTACTCTGGAGATAGCGCGCCGAACACTAGAGTTCGAGTCCGCCACGGGTGTTTCGACTTCATTGCCTAGCCTCGCCATGATGAGCGCCACCACTTCAGCGTGGATGGCGTTACCTGATTCGCCGATGAGCCTGTCGACGGCTTCTTGGTTGCCGTCGGTCATGCTGATGTATTGCCGCAGCCGTGTGAGCTCGCTGTACATGCCGCGTGTGACGCGCTGACGAATTAAATCTACTTGCTGCATGTGAACCTCAATTGCCCCTGATGGCCGATGGTGCGGCGCCAGCGATAACACCCTGACTGCCGGCGAGCTGCTCGAATCGTTCTTTGTACGCATGGTCGAGTGCGCGCTGAATTTGTTCTTGGCTGATGACGTTTTGATTCCGCAGCAGATCAATTAACGCTTGCACGGCGCACTGAGCGAGTGATGCTTGCAGGTACGACATCGCCGCAACGTTCTCGACGCGGCTATTGCTGATCACGCGGCCGAGTGTTGCAGCGAGTTGTTCACATGGATCTGTTTTGTTGGTCACGCTGATGCCCTTGCGTTGCTGTCGTCTAAAACATCTTGCTGCGTGCGCCACACAAGGATCCGCACGCCGCGGTTGAACGCATCGGTGTGGAAGATGCGCTGCTTCTGCGTGTACTCGTCTGCGTGGCCTTTGCAGTCGGGATTCTTGATTTCGATCAGGTGGCACACACCGCGACGAAAGCCGATGTAGTCGGTCGGCTCATCGGTCTTGATGAGCCACCAACCCAAGCGCTCAGCGAACTGCTTGAGCGCTGGGTCGTTGTTGTCACGGCGGCCTGCGTACTTGGGCATGCTCACGGTTAGGCCGCCTTCAGCAGATCGCCCTGCTTGTTCGCGCTGAGGCTGACGTTCATGACGCAGGTTTTTCCCAACAGCGGCTCAGCGTCTGCCACTTCATCCCCTGCTGCCTGCCAAGACAACGAGCCTTGCAGCAGTGCAAGATTTGGCGTGACGCTGCTAAGGGTGATGACGATGTCGGTCAGCGATGCATCGGTAAGCACGAGTTTTTCCTGCGTCTCGTCATTGCCCTTGATGGCGCCGGTGACGAACACTTCGAGCTTGTGCAGATCAAGGCTCATGCGTGCAACCGGTGCGCCCAGCTCGTCGTACAGCGTGCTTTGTGCCCAGCCGATCTTTTGCCCCAACAGTGCATCAATCACTTCGCGGGCGATAAGCAAGCCTTTGAAGCCCATGTGAGCAACGACGATCGGCGTTTCGTCTTTGGCCTTCTCAGCGCGGATGTTCAGCGCTTTCCCAATTTCTGCGATCGATTCGATGATCATGATTATTTCTCCCCGTTAGCCTGTGAACGTAAAAACTCACCGAGCGTTGCGTGTTCGCGAACCTCGATGCCTTCGGTGATTGGTTGGTCGTAGTCGATCGTGTCCGTGTCACGTGGAACGAACCGCTGCTTTCGCCCAGCGTTGAATTCGCAATAGCGCTGCATGCCGAATTCGTAGCGGCGAAACACCTCATCGCATTGATCCAGCACTTTGCGTGCTCGCTTCTCAGCAGCAGCGTTTCCAGTGGTCGTGAGCGGCATTGCTCGCCCCTTGTCGCTTGGGCCAAACGCGCGCGCGAGGGTCATGGGTGTGATGCTCCCGGTTGCACTACTCGCAGCGCAGGTTTGTTCCGAAACGCATCAGCAGCAACCATGTCGGCAACCATCACGCGTAGTCCGTCATGTTCGCTTTCTGCCGGAATGATTACGCCAAGGTACTCAGGCGCCCATTTCTCGACGTGCTCACCGCGCTGGTTTTTGCCTGGATGCCAGCGAACTATCCAAGACCATGGCCCCATCAGTTGCCGGCCTTTGAGGTTCATCGATCGCTTGATGTACTTGATCAATTCCTCGCGCACGTCGGGTTGATCAGCGCTTGTCGATGGACCACGCGCTTTGGTGACCGCTGATTCAAACTCGGGCAACGTCGGTGGATGCTGGAGATGGCTCGCCTTGAACGAAGCTAGTGCCAGCGAAATTGCGTTGTCACTCGCATGGTCGATGACTTCGCACCATGACTCGTTTGGCATAGGGCCATATTGCTGCGTGAATCGTTCGCCATACGACTCAGTCAGGCGTTTCCATACACGCATAGCACGTGCGGATGGTTTAAAACTTGATGCTTTCATCGCCGGTATCTCCAAGCGCCTGCATGGCTTGCTCGAATCGAGTTGTTCGTGGTTTCAGGGTCGTGACTGATGCGCCGTTGGTCTTTGGCGGGAACAAGCCTTGGTAACCATTCGCGATGCTGTGCTGCACGACGGTTGCCTGCTGTTCGGCAAAACTGGTGAGTTCTTTGGCAAGTGCCAGATAGCTCGCAGGCTTGATGGCTGGCTTGCGTTGCTTGCGGTATTCGATCCATCGATCGAACTGATCTATTTCCAACCCCGGCCAAGCACGAGCGATAGCGAGTTGCTCTTGGTTCTTACTGGTGTCTGGCTTATGGCTTATGGAGTCTGGAGTCTGGGAGGTGGTCGGTTCGTGATCAGACCGTTGCACGCTTTGAGCACGATTCGTGGTCGGTTCGTGCTTCTCTCGTGCTTCCTTTTCAGCACGCTTTTTAGCTTCACGTTGGAGTGCAATTTCACGATTCGTAGTTGCTACTTCACTCGCTGCACTGATCTCTTCCTCACAACGAGCTTGCGTCCAAATGCCTTCTTTTAGCTGGAAAAACTCACTTAACACCGCCTTGAGTGCAGCTCGTTCTTCCTTGCTGCGAGCACCAACAAGTCGCGCTGCCTGGTCATCAGGAATGCCGGACTCACGGGTGTAATAAACATCGAGCAAGCGCGAGTACACACCGTGCTCAATTAATGAGAGGTGCGCGCAATCTTTTATGTAGTCGCCGATGTGTCGCTTGTACCAATTCATAGAAAAACCCTCCCGGCTGGCTTGAACAGGGCCAGCGACCGCAGCGCAATGACGGTCACGGACGGGAGGGCTTGATCGATTGAAGGGTGCTGGTCGCGTGGGTGAGTAGCGGCGCGTGAGGCCAGTCCACCACCAGCATTCAAGGTTGCTTTATGAACACGTGACTCATGAATAAAACGTGTCGTCAGCATCCGCATTGAAGCGGCCCGTGACGCTCGGGTGCACCGGGGTGTAGGTAAAATTTGTACAGCGATCGTTGAGGTTGTGAGACTTTCAGGGAACGCCTCATCGCGCAAAATCATTCTGCGGTGGTGTGGGCTTATGCAATGTTGAGCGGGTAAAAAAAACGTCATCGTCCGCCCTTCCCCGTCTGATTCCGCGATGTGCCGGCGTCTTCCATGTCATCGGCGAACAGTTCCGGCTGCATTCCGTTTGCCTGCAAACGCTTCGTTGCTACCTTGTGGGCATGCAATTTCGCCTTACCCCACGCAGTAATGATTTCGCGAGTAATCGCGGACTTGTCTTTGCCAGTCGATGCGGCTTCGATGTCGAGCCAGATGTCGACCCATTCGGGTATACCGGTGCGGCAGTCTTTGAGTGGCAGCGACATGGTTTAAGCGTCCAGCGTGCGCTGCTGTATGCGACTGAGACACCGGTGAAGTGCCTCCACACGTGTCACACCAGGGTCTTCAATCTTTCCGGCCGAAAATTTCTTCAGCCACTCATAGACGACTTCGCCACTTGATTCGTCGGCGACGTCCTTGAGACTTAACCCAGAGGCCAGCGAAGCTGTGAGTAGCGATTGCGTTTGTTCGAGTAGTGACATAGGTCGATTGTGGGGAAATGTTTCCCCATTTGTCAAGGAGCACTTTCCCCGGGGCGTGTGGAAGCATTTCCCCATGAAAAATCCTAGGAAAAAGCCCGCCAAACTGGTCGCTGACAACATCAAGGTATTGATTGAGTCAAATCAGACAACGGCGCCGCGTGTTGCAGAAAAAGCCGGCATTGATCGAAAGACCCTGAACAACATGCTGAATGGCAGATTTGAGCCAACGCTTACCAACGTTGACGCCGTAGCGGCGGTATTTGGCTTGGAGTCGTGGCAACTACTGCGCCATGATCTTCAGAACTCTCTCGTTCAGGCGAACGTCATTGAAAAATTGATTGACGACTTTTATGACGCCACTGACGAGGATCGCCAGAAGATTTTGGGCGTTGCAGAGATGGCAGCGAAGTACAAAAGCAAATAGTCAGGCGGGCATGGATGCGTAAAATATTTGTTTGTTCGATAGTGGCAGGCGCTGTTTGTGGCTGCCATGTGCCTAAGCCAGTAGAACCGTGGACTGAGCCTCCGCCAATAAAGGCCCAAGCCACGCGCGCGTCTACAGATCCAACCACTGACGCTTGCATGGCATACGTTGATTGCGTCGAGAGATACGCTGCTATAAACGCCTATGCGGAGGTTACGGCCAGCGATTTAACGCGAGCGGCGCGATCTGCCTGCATCACTCCATTCTTGGCTCTTGAAAAAGAGCTGACGGCGCGTTATCGAAAAATATTACGCCGACTGGATCCTGGGCCTTACGTCAGAAGAAGCTTAGACGATTGCGCTCAACTCGGTGACGGCAGCGCGTTGGAAATCATCGTAAAACTGCGCCAAAGACCAACTGAACCCGATCATTCAGAGCGGGCCGTCACGATCCCAGCAGAGCACAAGGCGCTATAATTTTTCTTGTTGGGGAAAATTTTCCTTGACACCGCATCTTGATTGGGGAATAGTTTCCCCATCCCAGCACTGCGCTGGTCGGGAGACAAGATGCGTAATCAGTCACATAACGAAATCGACCGCCTCGCCATCAAGCTCAAAGCCGAGCGTGATCGCCGCGAGTCACAGCGCGAGACGCTGCAGATCAAAGCGCGCGCGATCGAATCTCCTGTTTACGACAACAGCGACTTGAGCAGCCTTGATCGCTGGCTAGTCACCGGCCGCAACCTCGATGTGCTGGCCACCTACTTCCATTCGTTAGCCGAAGCGACTGGCGAGCCTCTGCTCGATCCAGAAGAGCTGCGCGTGATGACGGTCATTCAATACGAACGTCAGCTGGCCCTGCGTGATCTGCAACCGCGCAATCCGGAATGGGACGAGCGTTGCCAGCGCGATCGCCGCACGTGGCAGGCATTGATGGCGGATGAAGTGTGTCAGCCAGAGTTCGGGGAGATCGCACGATGAGCATGAAAGCCGGTTTCTTAATTGAAGGCGCGCTGGCTGGTCGAATCAGTGCTGCATTGATGATGGCCATCGGTCTGGCACGCGACAAAGGTCTTGATGATTGCGCTGATCGATATGAACAAGCGCTTGCAGAACTCGATGCACTGCCAGTGACAACGGTTGAAGTTAAGGAGGTTGCGCAATGATCGCCTTCGCCTTCCTCGCTCTTGCTCTATTACTCGCTGGCGCCTGGCTGATGCTCTATCGCGGTTACAAGCAGTACGAGCGTGAAAGCAAAGCGCTCGAGCCACGTATTCAAACGCCGACGCCGAAAGACCTCGCTGCGTTACGCGCCAAGCAATCGAAGTTCGATGCTAGTGACGATCGCGAGCTGCCAATGCTGTTGAAGAAGCAGGCGGAATGATCATGGCTACCAACATCATCCTGTTCCCCAACATGCGCACGCCGTTGATTCAAGTAGTTCGCTACTGGTGCAACCGCGGTTTCTACATCTCGAACAATCGCCGCGGCCGGCTGGTGCTGGTGAAAGCATGATCAAGCGCTATCCAAACCTGATTCAAGGTTCAGATGAATGGCTTGCCGCTCGTTGCGGGCTGCTCACAGCATCAGAAATGAAGCTGATCATCACGCCCACGTTCAAGCCGGCGGCGAACGACAAGGAACGTGCGCACATGTACGAGCTGCTTGCCCAGCGCGTCACGAAACACGTCGAGCCGAGTTACATCGGTGACGCGATGCTGCGCGGCCAAGCGGATGAAATAGAAGCGCGCATCGAATACGCCAAGCACTACGCACCGGTCGATGACATGGGCTTCATCACCAACGACAAGTGGGGCTTCACGCTCGGTTATTCGCCCGATGGATTGGTTGGCAAGGTTGGCGCCATTGAATGCAAGAGCCGCTGCCAGAAGTACCAGGCGCAAACCATCATCGAGAACATGGGCATTGACATGGGTCAGACGATCCCTGCCGATTTCGTGATTCAAATTCAGACCGGCATGCTAGTCGCTGAGCTCGAATGGATCGACTTCATCAGCTACTGCGGCGGCATGCCAATGGCGGTGATCCGTGTGCACCCCATGCCGCAAGTGCAAGAACTCATCATCAATGCTGCCGGCGAATTCGAGAAGCGTCTCGCCGAGAAGCTGGCCATCTACCAAGACGCACTCAAAACCAAGCAACGCCTGACGCCTACCGAGCGTCGCGTTGAACAGGAGATGTTTATATGAATATGCTGCAGACCATTGCGCCCAAGTCAGATCAATTGAACGCGGACGATTTGATCGGCCAGACCATGACCATTCGCGTGGCTGACGTGCGATTCAAAGCCGGCGACGAACAGCCAGTCGCGATTCACTTCGAGAATGACGGTGGCAAACCATACAAGGTATGCAAGTCCATGCGCCGCGTACTGGTGCAAGTATGGGGCGCCGATGCCAAGCAATACGTTGGCCGCTCGATGACGCTCTATCGCGATCCCGATGTGATGTTTGGCGGCCAGAAGGTAGGCGGCATTCGCATCAGCCACATGTCACACATCGAGGCACCGGTCACGATGGCATTGACCGCCACGCGCGCAAGCCGCAAGCCGTTCACTGTGAAGCCGCTCGCCGTTGCCTCGCCGCCATCAGACGAAACCATCAACACGCTGCTTGATCGTTACGAAGCGTGTGACAGCACGTCATCGTTCGCTGCACTGGAAGAAGAGCGCCGCAAGTTGTGGGACTCGATGGCCAAGAACGACAAAACGTTGATCAAGTCTGCAAGTGATGCTGCGTCGGCCCGGCTAACCGCTGCTTAGATTAGGAAGTTACAAGTGATACCAACAGAAGCATATCCGCTCACCTGGCCGGCAGGCCGACCACGCACGAAGTGGCCGGAGAATTCACGCTTCGATGTAACGCTCGGCAAGGCAATCAAGGATGTGGCCAACGAAGTGGCGCGCATGGGTGGGTCAGGACTGATCATATCGTCCAATCTTGCGACCCGCCGCGACGGACTGCCATATGCCAGCCAGCCGCGGATTGATGACACAGGCGTGGCCGTGTACTTCAAGCACAAAAACAAACCCATGTGTTTCGCGTGTGATCGCTGGAAGCGCGTTGAAGACAACATGCGCGCCATCTCGCACACCATCGCAGCTCTCCGCGGTATCGAGCGATGGGGCAGCGGTAGCATGGTTGAGCAGGCGTTCACTGGGTTCACTGCGCTGCCTGCGCCTACCGCCTGGTGGCAGACGCTTGGGCTTGATGGTCCTGACGCGAGCCGCGCAGACATCGAACAGGCGCATCGCCGATTGAGCATGGAACACCACCCGGATCGCGGCGGCGATACCAGCAAGATGGCCGACATTAACCGGGCGCGGGACATTGGTCTCGACGCAACTGCTAACTAATACAGAGGAAAGCATGGGCATTGATACGTATCTGCGGGTAGTTTTCTGGATGGGAATTGTCGGAATCACCATGACAACGCTGACCATTGCGTTAGCAGAATACCCAAGAGCGCCGAAGCAGTCGCTGGGCGCAGATGTAGTGCGACTGCTTTTGATGATTTTCTTTTTTTCGTGGGTTTGCTACCTGCGTAACGTCGCAACCTAAGCCAGGACCTCACATGCATCCGCTAACACTCAACGACCTACAGTACGTCCATCCGTTTTACGTGGCCGCTACCGATGGCGATTTGAATGAGCAGTTTGAAGAAGGCAAGCGTCGAGCCATTGATGTAATGCAGCGCCGTATTGATCGAATAAAACAGTACACGCGAGCCGATTACAACAATTGCTTTGGCGTGAAAGAGACCACCGCCACAGACGACAGAGAGTCAACATGAGAGACCCACTAACGCCATCGCACGAATACGTTGCTGACTGCGACTGTCATGATTGCCTGCGTGTGAGAGTTGCCGAGCTGCAAGCCTCAGTAACACGCCTCACTGAGGAATTGTGCGATGCCCACTCAGACAGAATGCGCAGTGACCGAGACGCTAAGGACGCACAGAACTCGGCAATATCATTGCAAGCAGAGGTTGAACGACTGAAGGAAAGTCATGTCCGCGTCGTTAGTTATTCCGCCGCCCTAGATACAGAGCGAGAGAAAGAGATCGAGCGGCTGGACAAGCATTGCGATGTCCTCATTGACGACAAGGTAAAGCTTCAAGCCGAGGTGAACCGTCTCAAGTCATGTGAGGTGGACGCTCAGCAGTTTCGCTGGCTGTTGTCGCAAGCCCCAGAGTTGCTGTGCGCGATTGCATGGAGGGTTAAAGAAGCCTGCGCGTTCAGCGAGCCGCGTGAAGCTATTGCCGCAGCCATGAATGCTCAGCCCCTCAAAGAAGGGTTTCATAACTGCACATTCAAAAACAATCCAGACATTGGAGTGGTGGTATCTCAGCCCACCGAAGGAGATAAGGCAAATATCATTGAGTCTGGCTGCAGGTGCGGTCAGAGAATTCTTATCGAAACGGATGCTGCCGGTAGGACTTGTAACCTCGACGGAATCAGACCTCATCATCCTGGAGATGCAAAAAATATCACTGCGTTCCGGTGCAGGACATGCGGCGAGGTATTGGAGACCTCTTGCAGTGAATTATCCCGCCTACGCAACCAAGCCCGCTTCGCATCTCTCCAAACCGAAGGAAAACAGTCATGAATGCAAACGACGCAATTCGTCGGCTGTGTGCTCTACAAGCTAAGGTGTCCGAACATGTTGGATACAGTTACTCCGCTGACTGCTTTTGTGGAGAGGGTGGATTTTGGAAATCTGATGGCTATAACGGAACGTTCGAGGGCGGCTATCGAAACGATGGCAAGTCGATTGAATTTATCGAGCAAGCCGTTGCAGAAAAGATAGAGCGCATGAAATCTGCCCAGAACGAAGGTAGTCACAAATGACCACGATGAATGAACTGTTCGATAGGTACGTGAAGGAGTGCGTGCCTAAACTGGCACCGCGTACCCAGCGCGACTATCAGGCCATCATTCGCCGGCTGCGTGCGACGTTCGGTGAGATGGACTGCCTAGCCGTAAAGCCTCGCGACGTTGGCCGCTTCCTGGATGTGGACACCGGCAAGGTATCGGCCAACAGGCACATCAGCGTGCTGTCTGCCGTGTTCTCCAAGGCCGTGGGGCGTTGGTATACCCACGATGACCTGCGCAACCCCTGCATAGGCGTAGAGCGCAACGAGACGAAGCCCCGCACCCGGTACATCACCAATGAGGAATTCGCCGCGCTGTACGCCATCGTATCGCCGTCCGTGAAGATTGCGATGGAACTGGCGCTGATGTGCGGCCAGCGGCAAGGCGATTTGCTGCGCGCTACCTGGCGGCAGATCGATGTCACCAAGCGCCTGATGTACTTCGAGCAGGGCAAGACCGGCAAAAAGATGGCCATACGCATCACGCCGAAGTTCGAGGAACTGCTTGTACGTGCTCGCCGGATTCCGCCGATGCTGCCACGTCTGTACCTGATTCGCCGCCGCGATGGCCAGCCGTACACATCCGAAGGCTTCAAGGCTTTGTGGCAGCGCTGGATGGGTCGAGCGTTGAAGCGCGGCGTGTTGAAGCAAAGATTCACATTCCATGATCTGCGCGCCAAGTGCGTGTCGGATAACAAATCAATCGAAGCGGCCATGCAGTTAGCTGGCCATACCAACATGGCAATGACCCGCCGCGTTTACGACCGCGGCATTAGAGAAGTGGACCCACTCGAATGAATATCCAATCAGCGCTTGTAAAGTCGATCCTTGAGAAGTGGGCATCCTATGAATGGACTGCGCAGGGCTTCGGCTTCATTCGTACCAAGATCGCGAATGTTGGCCGAATCCACGTATGGGACTCGTCATTAACCGTCAAGTATGTCTCGACGATGCACACGCACCCGTGGCCGCTCCGGTCAGAGATCATTTCTGGAGAACTGATCAACTGCCGATTCGTGTTCAAAGATGATCGAGTAGTGCCATTCAGGAATCAGGGCATGCGGTACATGCATTCGCGCATTGCAACCGGCGAAGGCGGTGGCCTCATTGGCGAACCGGATGAGGTTGAATTGTACGTTTGCCAGCCTGAGCAATACCTGCCGGGCGATGTGTACGAGCAAGCGCCAAACGAAATTCACCGCAGCATGCCGCAGGACGGCACCGTGACGCTGATGACCAGGCCGCAGGGACCGCCGCTTGAAGAAGCGGACGTGTATTGGCCTGTCGGCACTCAGTGGGTGTCCGCAGAGCCGAAGCCGCTGGCTGATTATCAGATCACGCCGATCATCAACTATGCGCTGTCTCGCTGGGACGCGGCATGACATCGTTTACAGACCGAGGGGAGCAGTGATGGATATGACGACACAAACAGATATTTCGCGCTGGTTTGATCGAGGCATTGAACAAAGCGCGCGGCACATGATCGTGGTGTGCGACACGTTCGACCATGAAGACTATCCGGTCTACACCAAGACCGATGACGAATGCATTGCCAAGGTGAATGCGCCGGGAGAGATGCAACGCGTCATGGAAGTCTATGACCTGCGTGAAAGCAAAGCGGCTCAGTTAAGTGAGCGCCGCGCCTGGAGACTCCCTCCGACCACATCAGGACCAACACCATGAGCAGTACTGCTATCGTTGAAATAATCGCAGAACGTGATCGCCAAATATTGGACGAGGGGTTGACGGCAGAGCATGACGATGACCATGAGTGTGGCGAGCTTGCGCGAGCGGCTGCTGCGTACGCCACGCACGCACACCGACCGTTTCTTGCGAGTGCTACGTGGCCCTTTGATGGTGTTCTTAAAGATAAGGGTCATCGCCGCAATTGCGTGTGTGCAGCAGCGTTACTGATCGCTGAAATTGAACGTCTGGACCGCTTATCTCTTGAGGCAGAAGGACCAACGACATGAACTGGCTAAATTTGATATTCGCATGCGGCGCATGTTTTTGGTTCGGCCGCTTGTCAGCGATTCCCGAAGGCGAGATGAACGCATATAGGCGTGGCTACGAGGCTGGCCGGCGTCGAGCCGATAATGAATCTGGAACAGAGCAGTCATGAATACCACGATAGCCGCCACCGGTCGGCAGTTGAAAAAACCGGAGTAACCATGAGCAATATTGTGCAATGTCCTAGATGCGACAAGACGTTCTTGTTCGGCCAGCCGCATGAGTGCTTCGTTGGTGTGCTTGAGTCAACCGTTCGTCGGCCGACCAAGATCATCATTGAGAGCAATCCAGGTTCATCACCGGACCCAAGACCACCTGTTAAACCAACGGAGAAGCAGTGATGGCACTTGAAGAAGCGGAATTTATGCGTCGATTGAAAGCACGGTTCATAGAACGTGCTGGTGACGGTGCAAGCGAAGTTGCTGATGCATGCAGCTATGCCGAATGGTCTGATGGATTCGAGGATGATCCAGAAGGCGCGGCCGATGAAGAAATGTCGTACTGGACGGATGACGGCGATGAATAACCCGCTCACCCCAGTAGAGGAACTCAAGCCTTGCCCGTTCTGCGGTGGTGCCGTGCATTTCCATGGAAAGCAAGACGATGACACCTGCGACGGATGCCACTACATCTACTGCAGTGATTGCGGACTGATGATCGATATGAGCTTTCCTAACGATCAGTTCACGCAAGGCACGTTAGCGGAGCTACAGGCTGCGATTGTTCCGAAGTGGAATCGGAGAACATCACGATGACCGAGCATCTGGCCTCACCAGCGGTATGCAAGCACGGTATCCGCTGGCCGCATGAGTGCCGCGACTGCATTCATGAAGAAGACCTGGCTCGCCGGACCGATGCGAACCTAAGCATAGGACCTATGACTTGGTGCAATTACTGCCAGCAAAACGTGGGCGGCGCGATCAGGCATAAGGCTGGCTGCAAGACGCTGACCGATGCTGAGCAGCTTATATGGCCGGATGGTCACATGGGCGAATATGAGGCCGGACTAAAAACGCCTGATGATTTCGCCGTTAACCGATGGCTTTATCAGCCCTATGACGCAAGGCGTTATACCGAAAGCGGGATTTTAAAGCTTGCGATATACGGTACGCCAGTCATGTGGTTAACACCGTCTAGTTCGCCAGACAGCACAGAAAAGATGTGAGTACCGATATGAGCATCGAATCTTTGGAAGCGCTGGAAAAACTGGTTGCCGCGCTGGCGGCCAATCTACCGCCGTCCATCCCGATCCATCAGGATGTATGGAGCACCAAGGAAATTGCGGCCTATCTCAAGGTCAGCGATAGTCAGGTCCGTGAGCGTTATGCGTGCCTGCCAGACTTCCCGAAGCCCTACCGGCTGCCGAAAGATGGCGGCGGCGTCGGCCGGCCGCGATGGAAAGCGAAAGACATCGTCGCTTGGTTCGAGCAATACCGAGACAAGAACTGATTTCCAAAAAATTACCCACTAAGGCACGTAACTATTTGTTTCACATGGAACACGGTGTGCCTCTTCTGGGCACCAGTTGGTCATCCGGAGCCGTCCGTTCAGGACGGCGTCCTTTCTAAAATCCCTTAGTTTCTCGGTAAATTCGTCCATTGCTGATTGGTGCTTGCCATTGACAGCCCAATATGGCCGGGGGCCGCGCGCAGGGTCTGGACGGCGAGAATGGTGTGCCACGCTCCACCGATCAGCAATCCCGCCCTCTTCTTCTTTTCTGATTCCGTTGCTTGCGTTGCTTTGGACTAAGAAGCCTCACGCGCATCGCTCAATACATTCAGCACAGCCACCCAAAAAAAATGCGCCGAGCGCGAGAAGCGCCCGGCGCTACTGGGTCATAGCAACCCAGCTTCGGCAAACGAATACATCGTTTCACCCACAATCAGATGATCCAGCAAGCGAACGTCGACCAACGCTAATGCTTCCTTCAATCGCAGCGTGATCAGCTCATCTGCGTGACTGGGTTGTGAGTGACCACTGGGATAGTTGTGAAACGCGATACAGGCTGCCGCACTATGATGGATGACGGACTTGACCACTTCGCGGGGATGCACTGAGGCGCCATCAATCGTGCCGCGAAATAAATCTTCCACCGCAATCAAATGATGACGGTTGTCCAAATACATCAAGCCAAACACTTCGTACTCTAATGCCCCGACATGCAGGGTCAGGTATTCACGCGTACGTTGTGGACAGGTCAGCAC